TCAAGAGGTTAGGGGTTCGAATCCCTTCGGGCGCACAACAGGAGCGCCCCCGTCACCATCTGACGGGGGCGCTTCTCCCGTCATAAGCCACTTCGCATCGACGCCCGTGGCCAACGCCCACGCCATCACCGGGGCGCGGCGCACCATCTTCCCCGCCTCATAGTTCGCCACCGTCGCCCGACCGATGCCGATTGCCTCCGCCATCTGGCGTTGAGTCATGCCCGCGTAATTCCGCGCGATCATAAGCCGAACCGGTAGGTCTATCGCCGGGATGTAGCCATGTGCGTTCGCTGTTGTCATATGACCAACCCTAGACATTGGGCAGGTCAGGGGCAAGAACTTACAAGCCCGTAATTAGACCAGGCTAGAAACTGTGGCTCTTGGTTAGACAATGCGCTAACCTGATGCCCATGGACCTGATGACGACCGCCCAAGTCGCCGCCTCTCTGCGCTGCCATACGCGCACGGTCGCCCGGTGGGTGCATCGGGGTGAGCTGGTCGCCGCCGCCAAGGCACCCGGCCGTCGCGGCGCGTTCCTGTTCGCCCCCGAGACCGTCGCCGCGTTCGCCGAGTCCAGGAGCAAGGCATGACCGCGACCGCCGTCACTCACCGCCACTACGGGTACGAGCTGGCCCCGTCGATCATCGCCGAACTGTGTAACGCCGACCGGGCCACGCGCGGCGCGAATGTTCGTCTGTACCGGCGCAGCGCCCGCGTCTGGGGTCCCGACGACGTCATCGACGGCGGCCCGGACTGCTACGACGACGCCGAGGACCTGGACGAGCTATGAGCCTCGACTACACCCGCCCGTGGCACCCGCGCAGCTACCCGGCGTCGAACGTCCGGTGTCGCGTGTGCGACCTCAAGTTCCAGGCAGGCCACGTGCCCGCCGGTGACCTCGTGTGTGCCGAGTGCGCAGACGAGGCCACCCGTGACCACGACGCCGCCCTGTTCGACCTGCCCGAGTCACGCGCAGGCCCCACCCTCTGACGCTCCCCGTGACCCCAGGACTTCCCAGGGGTAGCCGCCTCACACGCGGTGTCGTCGCCCGTTAGAGGGGCATCGCCTCCCGTGGTCATGTTCGGCACTCGTGGCCACGGTCGAGTGACGGCACCCGGTGGCTTACGTAGAAGGACGGCCCGACCGCCCATTGGTGCGCAGTGCGCATGGAGTCCGTCACATACCCCGGCCCGTGGGGGCGAGTAATTCCCGTCCCCGGCACGTACCGATCCGATCCCGGCTCCGCTGGCTCCGGCGAACAGGTGTGTCCCAGAAACGCAGGGACACCCCTCACCTCACCCTCACCTACTTTCCAACGAACTGTGCGCCACCCCAGACGCCACACAGACCGCCTAACAGCGACCAACCCACCACCCACCACCCCGCAGACACGAAACCCGCCCGCACGAGAGGAACCCACGATGAGCACCAAGCCCACCGCCCACGCCCAGGAACTCGGTATCGCGCTTCTCCGCCTCGGCACCCTCCGCGTGACCCTCACCGACTTCACCGAATCACTGACCGACTCCGATCACCTCTGGGACCGCCTCGACCCGATGACCAAGACGCGCGCGCTGCAACTGCACGACCTCGTCAACCTCATCGGCGAGGACCTGGACCAGATCAAGGGCAAGCTCAATCACCCGGCGGGCGGTGCGCTGTGACTGTCCCCTCGTCGAGGTGGGGACACCACGCCGCGTGCGCCGGTCGGACCGCGCCCGATCCCTCGCTCCCCGATATGACCGGCCGACGCCGCCGTGTGGTCGCGCGCGACTACTGCCACGGCTGTCCGGTGGTGGCGCTCTGTGCAGCCGACGCCGTCGAGAACCGGGACGAGGGAATCATCCGGGCAGGGGTCTACATCCCCGAGCGGGCGCAGGGTTCCGGGTACCGCGCCGCTCGCCGAGTGCTCCGGTACTTCGCCGCCGGGTTCGTGCCGATGTCCAGCGATCCCGATGAGTGAGTGGGGAGGTCGGCGCGCGCAACGCCTCCGCCGCCTGACGCTCGACACCTACGGCGACGTCTGCCACCTATGCGGGCAACCTGGCGCAGACAGTGCAGACCACCTCGTCCCGCGCTCGCAGGGTGGCCCCGACACCATTGAGAATCTACGGCCCGCCCATCGCCTCTGTAACAGCCGCAGGGGAGACCGCCCGGCACCGGGGCACGGCGCGCGCGTCGTCGTCGTCACAGGCCCACCAGCGGCCGGGAAATCGACATGGGTGGACACACACGCCACCGCCGAGGACGTCGTCATCGACCTCGACCGCCTCGCCCGCGCGCTCACACCCACCGCCGCCGACGACATCGAACCGCCGCCCCACGTCCGGCACGTGGCCATCGGTGCCCGCTCTAACGCTCTAGACCGCGCCGCCGCTCTAAGGGAGCAAGTCACCGTGTTCCTGGTCCACGCGCTCCCGTCGCTCGACCAGCTCGACGACTACCGCCGCCGAGGCTGGCAGGTCGTCACCATCGACCCCGGTGCCGCCGTCGTCATGCCGCGCCTCGACGAGCGCAACGCCGCCGCCGCCGACGCGACCCGCCGGTGGTACGCGGGCGAGGCCCAACGCCCACCACCGCCGACGATGCGACGCCACCGGCCACCCCAGCCGGCCCCGGCCCCGGACCGCTGGCAGTGGTGATCTTCGGCCCGATCTTTTGAGAAATCGACGCCACGAACACCCCGCGCCCACCGTCCTTTTTTCCCCAGGCCAACAGGGCAGGGTATCCCCTCCCCCCACCCCCCCACCCCGACCAGATTGGAACCGCGACGATGCCCCGCAAGCCCGAACCCGAGCACGACGAGCAACAGCAAACGCTCATCCCCACCCCGCCGCCACCGTCCCCGACCGGCGGCCCGGTCTACGCCGCCGCGACCCGGTCGGTCGACGCCGCCCGCCGGGGCGAGATGCACGAGGCCGTCGACGAGGTCCTAGGCGAGGCGATCAAGGCATCCGCCGCCGCCCTCGACCGCGCCGGTTCCATCCGCAACAGCCCGTACGCCGTCGGGCAGCTCGTCGGCCCGTTCCGCGAGCTGTTGGAGGCCGCGAATATGACCCCGTCCGTCCGCGAGACCAAGATCAACCAGGAACTCACCGATGCCCTCAACCAGCTCGCCCAGCCTGCCGACAGTCCTGCCCCGGTACATCACCCCGAGGACGCCGGGAACTAGAACCCACGGCCCCGGCATCGCCCGCGTGGCCGATCCCATGGGTACGCCGTTCATGCCCTGGCAGGTCGCCGGGGCCGACCTACTCGGCGAGGTCGACGACGTCGGCCTGTTCACCCGCCGCGTCATTCTGATGTCGGTGCCTCGCCAATCGGGCAAGACCGCCCTGATGAACGCCGCCTATGTTCACCGGTGTCTGACCCAACCCGCCGCCCGCGTGTGGCACACGCAGCAGACCGGGCAGCACGCCCGGACCACCTGGCGCAAGATGCTTAACGACCAGTTCCGGCCCTCGCTGTGGTCCCCGCTGGCGACAGCCTCGATGTCTGCCGGTTCCGAGTGCCTGACGTTTACCAACCGCGCCCAGTTCCGGCCGCACCCCCCGACCGCCGACTCGCTGCACAGCGAACAGTCCGACCTCAATGGCATCGACGAGGCGTGGGTATTCGACGACGTCGCCGGTGCCGACCTGTTACAGGCCATCGTTCCGACGCAGGCCACCCGCCCCGGCGCGCAAACCCTCATCGTGTCCACCCGGGGCACCTCGAATAGCACGTGGTTTCACGGCCTACTCGACCGCGCCCGCGCCGGATCGGATATGGCCCTGATCGACTACGGCGTCCCCGAACACATCGACCTCGACGCCCTGGACGACCCCGAGCTGGTCGACGTCGTCGCCGCCCACCACCCGGCCGTCGGGCACACGATCAACCGAACCGTCCTCGTCGACGCCCTGGACCTACTCGGCCGATCCGGGTTCATCCGCGCCTACGGCAACCGATCCACCCGCACCGCGCACAGCCTCATCCCCGGACACATCCTCGACGCGCTCGCCTGGCACGAGGACCGCCCCGCCGACCTCGTGTGGACCTACGCCGCCGCCGTCGCCTATGACCGATCCGCCTCGGCCATCGCCGCCGCCGCCGTCCTGCCAGATGGGACCGTCCTGGCCGCCGTCGTCGAACACCGCCCCGGCACCTCGTGGGTCGCCGGTCGCCTGGCCGACCTCACCGACACGTGGCAGTCACCGCCCCCAGTCGTCGACCGAGGTGGCCCCGCCGCCACCGTGGCCGACACCCTCACCGCCGACGGCCGCGCCCTGGCCCCGCTCGACTCGGCCACCGTCGCCGCCGCCGTCATGGGATTCATGGACTCGGCCACCGGCCCCGACGGCGCACCCTTGCGCCTGGTCCTCTGCCCCGACCTCCGCGCCGCCATCGACGGCGCACGCCTTCGCCCCCGAGGGGATCGCACCTACCTCGACCGCGCGGCCTCCGGCGATAGCTCCGCCTTCGAGGCCGTCATCCTCGCCACCCACCACGCGCGCACCGCCCCCGCCGCACCCGCCCCGCCGATGATCTGGACGTGACCCCAATGACACACATCACCCTCGACCATTCCCACATCACCACCCTGGCGCTCTGCCGGTGTGGCTGGCGCGTTGCTCGCTGGTCCAAGGCCGACGCCTGGACCGTCGCCGAGGCCCATTGTCGAGACGCCCACGATGACCCCCGCGCCGCCCAGGCGTGCCGGGACAAGGCATGGCAGATCACCAACCGCCGCCGGAACCGTCGATAACCGCTCACACCATCACCGGCATGGGATTACTCGGCGATATACGCTCCGCGCTCGCACCCGCGCCACCGATCCGGTCGCCGTGGTCGCCCTCCCCGTCCCACCTCGAAACCATCGTGTGGTCGGACATCTTCGGCACCAAACACAAGCCGCTCACCCGCGCCGAGGCCATGACCGTCCCGGCCGTCGTCCGCGCCCGCCGCCTCATCGCCGCCGCCATCGCCCGGATGCCGATACACGTCTGGGACGAGGACCGGGACGTGACCCCGGCATGGCTGACTCGCACCGACACCGGCGTGCATCCCTGGCACCGGATGCTGTGGACCATCGACGATCTGATCTTTTACGGCTGGTCACTCTGGCAGCTCGACCGCGACGACACCGACGCCGTCCTGACCGCCGACCGACTCGCCCCGCACCGCTGGCAGATCACCGCCGACGGCGACATCCTCGTCGACGACCGCCCCGTAGGCGCGCACGAGATATGCGCGATCCCCGGCCCAGACGAGGGACTACTGACTACCGGCCGCACCGCCGTCCGGCACGCCGCGAAACTCATTAACGCCGCCGACCGCGCCGCCGACACCCCCAGCCCGACGGTCAACCTTCACCAGACCAACGACTACCGCATGAGCGACGAGGAACGCTCCGCCCTCATCTCCTCGTGGGCATCGGCCCGCCGGGGCGAGAACGGGGGAGTGGCCTTCACCTCTAACGGCATCGAGGCCCAGGAGATGAACTCGGTACAGGAACACCTGTTGATCGAGGGGCGCAACGCCTCGGCCGTCGACGTCGCCCGAGTCATGGGCATTCCCGCCTCGATGATCGACGCCACCGGCCCCAAGGCGTCGCTCTCATATGAGACCACCGAGGGCAAGGCGTCCGAACTCGTCAACTGGGGACTATCCCCGTTCATGTCCGCCATCACCGCGCGCCTGTCGCTGGACGACATGACCGCCCCCGGCCACGTCGTGCGATTCGACGCCGACCGCCTCGTCGGCCCGCTCGCCGACGCCGACGCCGAGGACCAGGAGGACACCCCCGCATGAGCACCCGCACCTACAACGGCAACACACACAGCTACAACGGTTGGCCGTTCATCACCGCCGCCGCCATCGTCCGCGCCACCGTGCCCGGCACCGCCGACGTCCGCATCGAGATACGCCGGGGCGAGGTCGCCACGATCCTCAACGCATGGGCGGCACTGTGGCACCGCCGCGTTCGGCCGCTGGACACCTACCGGCCCCGCGACTACTGGGGATGGTCGGCCACCAACGACCACCCCACGAGTTGCCACCTGTCCGGCACCGCCGTCGACCTCAACGCCACCACCCTCCCGTTCCGCCACCGCACGATGCCCGCCCAGCAACGCGCCACCGTCGACGAGATGGTCCACCAGTTCCGAGGCGTCGTCGCATGGGGAGGGCACTGGTCCAACCCGGCCGACGAGATGCACGCCGAGATCGCCCTACCGCCCGGCGACCGCCGAGTCGCCGACCTCGCCGCCGACCTGTCCGCCGGATACCTCGGCGTCTACGGCTCACCCACCACCCCGCCACCGCCCGCACCCCCACGAGAGGACGACGACATGACACCCGAACAGGCCCGAATCCAGCGCGAAATCTGGGAACAGCTCCGAGGCCCCAACGGCAAGGGATGGCCGCAGCTCGGCACCAACGCCGACGGGGAGAACCTGTCACTGGTCGACGCCGTCGCCGCGCTCCGCGACGAGCTCGCCCACCGGGACGAGGCCCCCAAGTGACCCCGGAGCTGGTCATCGGATTCCTGGCCGTGGCGTGGCTGTCCGCCTTCGGAGTGACCGACGCCGCCGCCGCGATCCGACGCCGCCGCCCCGCCCCCGCTCCGAGGACCACCCGAATCGGCCTCGCCCCGGCCTCGCCCCGCCGCCCATCGACCCGCAAGGAATCCGCAGCATGACCGCCCTCATCGCGCTGGTCGCCGTCCTGGTCGTCCTCGTCGCCGCCGTCCTGACCACCGGCGTGCTCATCCTGGCCGCCCTCGGTCGCCTGCTCGCAACCCTGGCCGTGGTCCCCGAATGAGTGCGCCGTCACAGGTCGTCCACCCGTGGCGCGCAACCTTCCGAACAACGCTGGCCACGGTGGTCGCCACCGCCGCCGTCATCATCCCGCACGCCTCGGTCGTCGACTGGTCGGACACCTCGACCTATGGCGTCGCCGTCGCCGTGACAGCACTGGTGACCCGCATCCTCGCCGACCCCCGCGTCGAGGACGTCCTACGCCGCCGCGCCCCGCTGGTCGCAGCCGATCCGCACCCCGACAAGGAGCCGACCGAATGATCCCCGACACCCTCACCGCCGCCGCCGACGACCTCGCCGAGGCATCGCTGACCGCCGACCCGCCCGCCGAGGTCACCGCCTCCGCCGAGTCCCGGACCATCACCGGCCTGGTCCTGCCCTGGCGCACCCCCGGCCGCACGAGTCGCGGCCTGGTCCGCGTCGACGACCCCGCCGCCGTGGACATCCCCGCCCAGGCGCACCGCGTGAAACTGATCCACGGCCATCGCAACGACGGTGGGCGCGCGGTCGGGCACCTCGTGGCCCACCGCGCCACCGACGACGGCCTCGAAATGACCTTCCAGCTCGGCACCGGTGACCTCGCCGACGCCGCCCTGGCCTCCGCCGCCGAACACATCGACGACGGCCTGTCCGTCGAGATGGTCGGTGTCCGCACCGCCCGTGGGGTCCTGACCGCCGGTCGCCTCGACGCCGTCGCCCTCGTGCCCGTGCCCGCGTTCGACGACGCCCGCGTCGGCCTCGTTACGGCCGCCGCCGACGACGATGCCGACGCCGACGCCGACGCCGACGACGACGAGGACCAGGACGACGACGCCGACGACGACGAGGACCAGGACGACGACGCCGACGCCGTCGATACCGCCCCCGAGACTGACCGCACCGACGACGAAGAGGACACCATGGCAAAGAACAACGGACACCGCGCCAAGCTGGAGGGCGGCGCGCGCGTCCCCGGCTCCCTTAACGCCGGGACGGCCACCGGCACCGGCACCCTGACCGCGTCCGCGCAGTCTGCCGCCGACGTCATCCTCGCCGCGCGCTCCGGCGGCACCCTCGACGACGAGATGACCGCCGCCCTGGTCGACCTCACCCACACCCCGATGCTCGACGCCGAACAGCCCGGATGGCTCGGTCGCGTCTGGGACGAACAGCCCTACGAACGGGAGTACACCGCGTACGTGACCCCCCGCCGGCTGACCGCCATGCGCATGACCGGATGGCGCGTGACCGAGCGGCCCGGCGTCGACTGGTGGGACGGCAACAAGACCGACATCCCGTCGTTTCCCATGGCCGTCGAGGCAGTCGACTTCGAGGCCCGCCGAATCGCCGGTGGCAACGACATCGCCCGCGAGTGGGTCGACTTCGGCATGACCGACCTGATCGCCGAGTACTGGCGATCCATGGCGGAGTCCTACGCGATCCTGACCGACGAGTACATCCCCGCGCAGATCGTCGCCGCCGCCAACAGCCTCGACGAGGCCCCGGACCTCATCACCGCCGTGGTCCGGGCGTCCCGGTTCATGAAGAACGCCCGCCAGCGCGCTAGCTACGTGCTCATGAACCCGGCCGACGAGGAACGCCTACTCGACATCACCAACGACGACGTGCCCGCGTGGCTCGACCGGTTCGGTGCCATCGCCCGGCCCACGTCGTGGAACTCCCACGAGCTGGTCCCCGAGGGCGAGGTCATCGTCGGCGACCCGTCGGCGATGGAGTTCTACGAGCTGGCCGGATCGCCGATCCGCGCAAACGCGGTCGACATCGCCCGTGGTGGCTACGACTACGCCCTGTTCGGGTACGCCGAGTGTTTCCACCGCAACCCGCGCGGCATCGTGTCCGTGCCCGTCGCCGACTTCTCCGGCACCCCCGGCAACGGCGACGGGACCGACTGAGATGGACGCCGCCGACCTGGCCGACCTCGCCCGCGAATCGCTCCGAGTTCGACCCGGCGACGACGCCGGTCTCGACCTCGCAGCCCTCGCCGTGGTCGCCCAGGTCACCCGGTGGCACGGCGACGACTGGGAGGACGACGTACGCACCGGCGCGGTCCTGTTGACCGCCCGCGTGTGGCGTCGTCGCCAGTCACCCGGCGGCATCGAACAGTTCGGCGGGGACCAGGTCGCCTACGTCTCCCGCACCGACCCGGACATCGCCCAGTTGCTCGGTCTCGGTCGCTGGCAGCCCCCGGCGGTCGGGTGATGGACATCCGGCCCGCCCTGGACGACCTCGCCGCACGGTTCGAGACCGTCGGACTCACCGCCACCCTCGACCCGCAAGAGGTCCCCGTGCCCGGCGTGTGGCTGGCCGTGCAATCCATCACCCCCGTCACCCGGTGCCTGGCCGATGTCACCGTCGGCGTCCACCTGGTCGTCCTGGACTCCGGCGCCCCCACCGCCCTCGCCGAACTCGGCGACCTACTGACCGCCGCCCTGACCGTCGTCCACCCGGACGAGGCGGTCGACACCTCAACGCCCGTAGTGCTCCCACATGACCCGACCCCGCTACCGGCCGCGACTTTCACCACCACCGTCGAACTCCACCACTAACGCAAGGAGCGCACCCCATGCCCGCACAGACCGAATCCCTCGGCCCCGGCGAGCTGTCCATCGGCGAGGTCGGCAGTGAGGTCGACTTCTCGTGCCAGCTCACCGCCGCGACCCTGTCCCCGTCGGTCGACCAGGACGACGACACCCCCGTCCTCTGTGGCGACATCGTCCCCGGCGACCGCCGGTACACCTTCGAGCTCGAAATGAGCGTGTTACAGGACTGGCGCGCCGAGGGCATCACCGCGTTCAGCTACGAGCACCGGGGCGAGGCAGTCGCGTTCCAGTTCTCGCCCGACAGTGCCAGCGGCCCGACCGTCACCGGGAACCTCATGGTGGACCCGATGAACCTCGGTGGCGAGGTCAACCAACGCGCTACCGCCGACTGGACTCTCTCGGTGGTCGGCGACCCGTCTATCACGTGGGACGGGCAGGCAGACAACGGCGACAACGGCGTCGAGGGTTCCGCCCTCGACGACGACGCCCTGTTGACCTGACGATGAACGCCCCCATGTTCTCGGTCGATGGTGCCGACCGCCTCCGCCGCACGATGCGCAAGGCCGGGGTGGACATGACCCGCCTGAAAGACGCGCACCGCGAGGTGGCCGACACCGTGTCCGCGCGAGCACGAGGCACCGCCCCCAAGGGGCCGACCGGCCGCCTGGCCGCCTCGACCCGGCCCGGTGCAACACAGAAGGCAGCCATCATCCGCGCTGGCCGCAAATCGGTGCCCTACGCCGGGCCGATTCATTGGGGATGGCCCCGCCGGGGTATCCGCGCTCAGCCGTGGCTACAAGAGGCCGCCACCAGCACCGAACCCGAGTGGGTCGGCACCTACACAAACGAAATCGAAAGCCTCATCGCCGAGGTAGAAGGAGCGTAAAACCATGGCCGTGCAACGCCTGACCGTCACCGTCGAGATGGTCGACGGAACCGTCCACGAGGACGTTAAACCGATACTCGCCGACCAGACCCGCTACTCGCAGATTCGGATGAAGCACAAGGGATGGCCGACGCCGCAGGATGACCCGATGCTCTACGCGGCCGTTCAGGCGTGGTCGTTCCTCAAACGCACCGGCGTCTACGCGGGGAGCTGGGACGACTTCCAGACCGATTGCGCCTCGCTCAATATCAAGGGCTCCGCCGAGGTGGACCCTACCCAGTAGGCGACCCGTTGCGCCTGATCGCGCAACTGGCCATCGCCACCCACATTCCGCCCGCCGCACTGCTGGACGAGGACGACGAGATGATCGCCACCCTCGTGGACATCCTCGCCGATCAGTCCGACCAGGCGCGCCGCTCCCGACGAAAGTAGAGGATCAGTCATGGCCGGTAAATCCGCCATCCTCTCTATCCGAATCGTCTCCGACGCCAAGGATGCCGAGAAGGGGTTCAAGCGGACCGGCGACCAGGCTGGCAACTGGCAGCGCACGATGCGCCGCGCCGCCCTGGCCGCCGGTGCGGCCATCACCGGGTTCGCGATCAAGACCGCGCGCGACTTCGAGAACGTGCGCCGCACCCTGACCACCGCCACCGGCGCGTCCGGCGAGGCCCTGGACGACCTCGTCGGCAACGTCAAAAACCTCGCCACCGTCGTCCCGGCGTCCGTCAACGACATCGCCGAATCGCTCGGCGTATTCCAGACGGCCACCGGCGCGTCCGGGGAGTCCCTGGAACGGCTCACCGAACAGACGATGAACGCCGCGCGCATGTTGGACGAGAACGCCACCGGCGCGTCCGAATCGTTCGGCAAGGCGATAAACCAGTGGGGTCTAGAGGCCGACGACGCCGCCGACTCGATGGACTACCTGTTCACTCTCACGCAGGACTACGGCGTCGGCCTGACCGACCTGACCGGCAAACTCAGCGAGTACGGCTCGGTCATGCAAAACGCCGGGTTCTCGATGGAGGAAACCGCCGACCTGTTCGCCCGCCTGGACCAGTCCGGCATATCGGTATCGCGCCTCATGCCCGGCCTTAACCGCGCGTTCCGCGATTGGGCACAGGAACAGCGTGACCCGCAAGAGGCACTAGGCGAGACCATCACCGCCATGCAGGAGGCCACCGACGCCCAGGAGGCCCTAGCCATCGCCACCGACGTATTCGGTGCCCAGGGCGCGCAGCGAATGACAACCGCGGTGCGTAACGGCACCTTCGCCCTGGACGACCTCGGCGACGGCCTGGCCGACGCCGCCGGTGCCATCGACGAGGCGAGCGAGGAAGCCCGCACGCTAGAGGAATCGTTTCAGCTACTCGTCAACGGTGCCATGGTCGCAATCGAACCGGTCGCCACCGAGGTATTCGGCTACCTCTCCGACGCCCTCGGCAACGTCGCCGGGTACGTCGCCGACAATGCGCAGGGATTCGCCATCCTCGCCGGTGTCATCGCCGGTATCGCCGGTGTCATCGTCGGCGTGAACGCCGCCATGGCCGGATTCCGCGCCGTCATGGTCATCGCCACCGCCGCGACGTGGCTGATGAACACCGCCCTGCTGGCCAAGGCCGCCGCCGTCATCGCCGCCACGTGGCCGTACCTCGCCCTAGCCGCCGTCATCGGCGCAGTCATCGCCGTGGTGGTCCACCTCTACCAAGAAAACGAGACCTTCCGCGCCGTCGTCGACACCGTCGTCCAGGCCGCCGTAACCGCGTGGGAGACGCTGACCGCCCCGATCCGCGCCGTCATCGACTTCGTGGGAGACCTCATCGCCGAGGCCGGGGGAATCGGCCCGATCTTCGAGCGCGCCCGCGACGTTGGCGTCCGCGCGTTCCGGGCACTGACCGCCCCGATCCGCGCCGTCATCGACCTCGTGGGCAACCTCATCGGCCGTATCTCCTCGATTCGCTTTCCCTCGCCGCCGGGCTGGATGTCGAGCATGTTCGGATCGCGCCCCGCCGAGTTGGTCGGCGTGCCACCGCGCGACGAGGTGTTCCGGTTCCTGCCCGACCCGGACCTGACCGCAGCCCTGGCCCCGGACCTGACCGCCGCCGCCACCCGATCCACCCGCGCTAGTGCCGACCTCGCCGCCGCCGGTGGTGGACAGGTGGTCAACCACTACACACACGTCGAGGTCACCGGTGCCCTCGACAAGAAAGCCGTAGCCGACCAGATACGCGACATCCTCGACGGCACCGACCGCAACCGAGGCAGCCGCCGCGCCGTGGGATTGAGCGGTGCCCGTGTTTAATCCCGTGCCGACCGTCGACGTCGACGGCCTACCCCGATGCACCACCGTCACCGGACCCGACGGCCTGCCCTCCCTGGCCGCGCATACCGCCACCCTGGTCGGCGAGTTGCGCATCCGCTGGGGCCGATCCGACCCATGGTCGACGGTGCAGCCGTCCACCCTCGACGTCGAGCTGTTCGACCCGACCGGCGAATGGCTCAACCGCATCGTCACCCGCGACGCCATCGGGCGGCCCGTTCAGGTCACGTGGGACATCCCCGACGAGGTCCCGGACCACGACGACCTCCCCGAACGCCTCTGGCGCACATTCGCCGGGTTCATCACCGCCGTGGACATCGAGGCCGACCGCCAGCGCACCGACGAGGGGTGGCGCGATGGGTGGCGTGTGTCGATCACCGCCGCCGACCGCCGCGTGGCGCTGGGGAACGTCATCGTGGCGTGGGCACAGTGGGGGGCGGAACGGATGATCGACCGCGCGGTGCGCTTGCGCAACCTCGCCGCACCATCGGGCATCCGAGAGTTCTATTACGAACAGACCAGACAGGACGCGCCGGTCAGCCCCCACGAGGTCGAGGACGAGACCGTCAACGAGCTGTTCGGCCGACTCTATGAGTCATTCGGTCACCAGTGGACCTACAACCCGCACCGCAACGTGTGCATCCGCACCCCCCGTCATTACTCCGCCAGTGGCCTATTCCTCTACAAGGTCGACCCCGGCCCGTACGTCGCCCTGGCCGGTGGCGAGCTGTTCGACCCAACCGGGCAGGAGACCGCGCAGGATCGCGCCACGTTCCTACCCGCCAGCCTCGACGCCGCCGACCTCGCCGGTGGGTTCACCTTGCACACCGACCAAACCGACGACCTGAACCGCTGGGAAGCAACGTGGGACGTCGCACCCGCGTTCAACCGGCACACCTCGATCATGACCCCCACGGGCACCGACGATCCGCCCTACCGGGTCCTGTCGTTTGACTCGTGGCTCTCCGACGGCCTCGACGTCGACCCGGTCCTGAACTCGGTAGCCCTCCGCGCCATGCAAGAGGCGCGCGGCCCGCACCACCCGCCGGTGACGTTCTCCACCGCACGCACCGGTGGATTCCGCAACGTGGCGCAAGCGATGGCGCTGACCCTGCCATCGGAACAGCTCCGCCTAGTCACCCTCACCGGCTCGCCCTGGACCGCCGTCCTCGGCCGTCCACCGACCCACGCCATATGCGGGGGCGAAATCACCTACGCCGACGGCAATTGGGAGATCACCGCCGACCTGTTGTCCCACCACTCCGAGGCCCTGGAGGACGTCGACGCCGTCACGTGGGAGGACTTCACCGATCACATCCGGTGGTCCGACGACGGACACGAGCACTGGCGACTGTCGCGCGCCCTGACGTGGCACGACATGCGGTACCTCGCCGACGGCAACGTCTATGAAGATTGGAGCTGACAGGCTATGCCCGGACAGACACCCCGATACGGATTCCCCTACCCCGTACCCGGCGACCCCATCACCAACGGCGCGGCCACGGTCCAGGACCTCGCCGAGGCCGTCGAATCGCGCATCTACACCGGCGGGGGTGGCAACGGTGGTGGCGAGGTGCCCGCACCGGCCCCCGGCATCATCGCCGCCCACGCCCCGTCGACCATGACCGCGCAGACCGTCACCGGCGACGACCGCGCGATCCTGGCCACGGTCAACATCCCCAACCCCGGGGTGCCCTATCGTCTGTTGCCCTTCGCGCAGTTCGAGGCAGGGCACTTCAACAGCTCGGCGAGCAAGCCCGTGGTGTACGTCGTCGTCGGTGGCGTCCAGGGCGACGAGGTCGGCAGAGGCGTCGGACCGAATACCTCCGATTGGCACTCCATATCCGTCACCCCGACCGGCACCCGCGTGTTCACCGGCACCCGCACGGTCTACTTCGTCCTGGCCTCCGCGATCGCTGGCCGCGAGGTCCGGGCGTCGACGTTCCTGGCCACCGCGACCGTCCTGGTCGCCGCCGCCGAGTAGCCACACCGCCCCCGTCGATACCTCCCCTGAGACTGACACCGACGTGAGCAAGGCCCCCGGCCAAGCGTCGATCACTCCGCCACAACGAGAGGACCAAACGTGGCCCGTCATACCCTGTACGCACTCCCCGGCACCTGGGAGGCAGTCGCCCACGCCCAGGCCGGTCACCCCACCGGCCCCGGCACCCCGGTCGGCCTGCTGACCGGAATCACCAACCACCTCGACCCGAACATCTTCGACGTGGTGTACGTCAACTACCCGGCGAGCTTCGGCCCGATCAGCGGCGGGGGAGCACCCCCGCTGGCCATGCTCGGCAGCCCGTCCTACCGCGAGTCCCGCGACCAGGGCGTCGCCGAGACCGTCCGGCTGATCAATGAGCGGCCCGGCACGTTCGGCATCATCGGGTTCTCGCAGGGTGGCGACGTCGCCGCCCTCGTCGGCCGCGAGCTGCTCGAGGGCAACCTTCAGCACCGTCAGGGCGACTGCCTGTGGGTCCAGACGTTCGGCGGTCCGCGCCGCCGTCCCGGGCACACCTTCCACGGTGGCGTGCCGCTGGGGTGGGGTGGCATCTCCGGCGACCCCGTCGGCGGGTTCCAGGCCCCCGGTCTGCCCTCGCACGTCGACTGGTTCGACTACGCGGTGCCCCTGGACATCTACACCGACGCCGACCCGGACAGCTACCTGGACATCGTCTACGACGTGTTCACCGAGCTGACCCTTGCGAACATGGGAAGCCTGATCGGGTCGGTTGACCCGGCCTCGCCGAGCTTCATCGACCGGGTCGTCCAGACCGGCGACAACATCATCGACCAGATTCGCAAGACCGCCAACACGGTCAACGCGCTGGCCGCGTTCGCCATGGCGCAGCCGAATCCGCACAACGAGTACCACACCTTCCCCGTGGTGCCGAACGTGACCGCGATCCAGCATTCGCTCAATCACCTGAACTACTGGGGCCCGCTCCGGTAGGTCGGCACAAACAAGGCGACCCCCGGCACGTCGCCGGGGGTCGCCTTCGTGTGCTGGTGTCAGCCGCACCGCGTGTAGTTGTAGCTCGACGCCGTGTTGATGACCCACGCCCAGGGGTGATCCTCGCAATTGGTCTGTGCGGTCAACGCCTCAGCCAGTGGCAGACCAAGGGATCCGCCGACGAAGGTCCAGAACTCCATAGCGAAGTCGCGCATGCCGGTCATAGTTTCCTCAATTCCGGTCGTGTGTGAACATTCCTTACAGTGTGTCGTTCCCGCCCGCCCTCCCCGTTACGCCACGGCATCCACCGTCGCTCTCAGCCCCTCGACCGGGACCGCGACATATCGCCGCGTGGTGGCCGGGGATTCGTGGCCTAGGAGCTGCTGGACGACGAACGTGTCCCGGTCAACGGCGTAAGCCTTAGTAGCGAACCGGTGCCGCAACTGGTGCATCGTCACCTCGCCCGGCAACAAGTCGGTGACGATCCGCCCGACCCATCGCGGGGACAGGTGACCGCCGACCGCGCCGGGGAACAGGTGCCCGCGCCCGAGTTCGTGAGCGTGGGCGCGCACTTCCAGGGCGAGCGACCTGGACAGCGGCACCACTCGTTCCCGGTCGCCCTTTCCGAGCACCCGCAAGCTCCACCCGTCCAGGTCCTCGATGATGTCGCGGGTGTGCAGCCCGGCCACCTCCGCCCGCCGTAGGCCCGCCTCTGCCGCCAGTCGCAGCAACAGCCGGTCACGCCGCGACCGCGCCGCCGACAGCGCAGACCGGTAGGCATCATCGCTAGCGGGACGAGGCCGGGGCACCGCCGGACGCACCCGTGGCAGCCCCGCCGCCGGGTTCGTCGTGGTGTGTCCCGCCGCCACGCCCCACGAGTAGAACGCGCGCAGCGTGGCACGTACGCCGCGCCTCGTCTCCGTGGCCCAGTCCTGTCGACCGCACACCTCGACCAGTCGGTCCGCCTCGACGTCCCACGGCGACCCGCCGAGTAGTCGCCCCATGCGCCGCAGGTGTGACCGCCGGGTGTCTCTGGTGGTCGCCGGTGAACCTCCGGCGGTCAGTGCGATCAGAAACGAATCCACAGCGGCCACCCATGCGGCCGGAACAGCAAGCCTTGTCAT